ATCTAATGCTCCAACAAATCCTAAATCTTTATTTTCTAAGATATTTTTGTATGCTAAATCTTTTAATCCTGAATTTCTTATATTTTGCGCTTGAGAATATATTTCAGATTTAGATTTTGATTGTGCATTTAGTGAATTTTGATTATTATTTACTGTTGGTGCTTTTGTATTATCATTTTTATCAACTACTTTTTCAATATTTTGTTCTGGAAGTTCAATAGAATATCCTTTTGGCTTTCCCAATTTCTGTTGGATAATCTTTGATGCAATTGGACCAGATTTATTATTGTCAGTTATTTGTCTCCATTGTCCTAATGGTGCTAATCTTTTATCAAAAAAGTAATTTTTGTTTTCAAAATTTTTAATGGAATATTCAATACCATGCTCTGAACCAAGAAGATTTTGTACATCTTGTGAAGCAGAATGCCTCACTTGATAATTATCAGATACAACATAATATTCCCAATGATGTTTTTCTGGAATGTAATAATAGAATGTGTCTTTATAAAACTTTGTTGTAAATTTATCCATTCTGTTTATTTTTATCCTTTTCTTCTTGCAGATCTTGTATTACTAAAGACTTTATTAAATCCCGTTCCCAATAATTCATATTTTCTAATTCTGTCCATGTATAACTATAATCTTTTAGTTTTATAATTTCATGATTAATTCTATAATAATTAGAAAGTGAACTATTTGAAACGGTTAGGTAAAAAAATCTAATAGACCATCCAATTTAACTGTGTGTTTAGTTCCACAATTATCACAAATAATATCAAAAGTCTTTTTGATTGATGGTAATTCAATCATCCAATCAATTATCTTATATAATTGTTCTCGACTTAAAGTTTCCAAAAATGTAATTAAATCTTCTTCTGTAACATCCTTAGCATAAATAATCTTATCCCCCATATATCCATAATCAATACATTTAGCTATTAATGGATAAATAACAGAAAGATCATCCCCAAACTTTCTTATGATATTTAAAACTTTCAATTCTGGATATTTCATTACTACACCAGAAGAAATATTTAAGGGAATGTTGTAATCAATTTCTGTTTTAGTAACATTCAGTTCTAATAAATCTACTGATAAAGTAAGAATATTACCACATTCCTCTCCATTTTCTAAAGTATGTTGACAAATATACTTTGATTCTACTAAATCACCTTTAGTTCTCGCGGATAATTGATAATAGAAATATTCTACATCTATTGTCGGTAATGATTCAACATCTATATTTTTAGTAATGATACAATTCTGTAATACTTGCTTTATTGCATTATTAATATCATCAGGATCTCCCGATTCTTTTGCAATAAGCAAAAGTTTATCTTCTTTAGCCAAAAAACATCTAAATTTCAATTTTATTTTGGAAATTGGCAAAGTAGTTGTGTATGTAGGTTGATCTATTGTAATAAACGTCATAAATTATTTAACTCCAATTTTATTTGCTAATGATGATAAAGTAATATTAGTCATTCCCAATGTTGGTAATATAGATGTAGCTAAGAATGGATTTTTGGTTTTTGCTGCATTAACTAATGTGGAACCTACACTATAAGCTTTTATTCCAGTTCCTATTAATTGTCCTATTGGATTTATTACTGGTTTATACTGAGAATTATCTCTTTGAACTGATTCAATCTTATAATCTCTATATGTAAAAGTTATTGGTAAACGATGAAAATCAGAATAATTCCAATTTAATAATAAATGTCCCATTACATATGGAAATGCTTCTATTAATGTAATTTGATATAATAAATCACCCTTTACATCAAATTGATTTATCTGAATGTTTGTAGAATATTCATCTTTATAACTAAAATCATAAGTATCTCTTGGATTTATTTTTTCAAACCAAGAATCAAAAAATTTCTTTTCATAAAAATCTGAATCTCTTATATAAAACATAAATGTTACATCATTATATATAGATAAAAATGGATACTGTTCATTTATACCATATATCTTCTGTGCAATATTTGAAAATGATCTACCAGGAATTTCGGCATTTTCACATGCAAATCTTAAACTATTAACTTGTGAATTTATTGATGGATTAAATTTATTTACACCATTTAATGTTGTATCCACAAAAGCATATGGATGCGAAACTTTATCATCTGGTATAAATACATGATCTCCATTTTCATTTATTTTATATGAACCAGTCCCATATCCTGAAAATGTATTATCATTAGTAGTATCAACTGTTGTTTTTGAATCTGATAATTTTACATTTGGATCATTTATAATAACCTCAAATAAACTTGTTCTTGCTAAATCATACTTTAAATAATATGACTGAATTGCTTCGTATGTATGAGAAGTTCCTTGTGAAGAAGAAAAGAAACTTCCAAAATTTTGTGCTTGTGTTTGTGTATCATTTACGAAATTGTTTATATCATTTGCTACATTTGTAACTGGTGTAATATCCATTTATTATCCTTTTCCAAATATTTCTTTTTCTGTAATTGTTTGAAAAACCCAACCTTTCTCTTTGCAATAATTTTTAGCTGCTTCCCATTTTGCTTGATTAACTTCATATGTTATTGATTCAGAAATGAATCTTTTAGTTACATTTTTCTTTTTAACTGGTGGAATTGTTTGACTATATGGCTTTACTTCAATTGCATATGTAACTTCTTTATTGTCTTTATCCTTAATTACAACAATAAAATCAATAAAATATCTATGAAACTTGTTGTCAATTGGAGATTTATATGGAATAAAAATTTCTTCTGAACTCCATTTTAATACATCTGATCTCTGATCTAATTTTTTCATGAATGCGAGTTCATATGAACTCCTGAATATAATATTATCTGGATTTCCTATATATTTAGATTTATTTTTAGGAGTAAAAATTCCCTGATAAAATTTAGTATTTCTGTTAATTGAATTAACAGATTTCATTATGTTATTATAAGATGTATTTTCTGCCATTTCTTTATATAAATAATAGTATAATACTATTTATAGAAAATACAATGGTAGATTTTAATACAAAAGCTCCTACTGGTCCACTAAGTAATTTATATTCAAGCAAATATAATTTCAATTCATTACATTTTCCTAATGATTTGGGACAACCAAATCGTGGTCATTGGGTAAACTTTTATTTTAATGTTAGTGAAAATTCTCAATATATTGAGAATAAAACTTTTAGTTATCCTAATCCTAGTGGATCACCAACTTCTTATTCAGTTTTAAATTCTTCTGGTGTAGCTACAACTTTATTATCTAATGCCAAAAATAATCTATTTTTTAATGATATAAATCCTAAATCTGTAACATCTGGAATAAACAATTTTATAAATTCAAATGCAGGAAGTTCTGTATTGCCTGATAATTTTAATTTAGGACTTGGTAGACAAACAAAAAGAATTTCACAAGCAATAGCATTATACATGCCTGACAGTATTAAATTCGATTATAGTATTCAATATGATGTTCAATCAGCTACAGATGCTTTTGGTATATGGGGATTTGGTGTTCAAGCTGGAGCAGGCGTATATGCACAATCCCAAAATGGACAAGGAATAAGAAAAAATGTTAGCCAATCTGCCTATACTATTGAAGCTGCTGGAACAATTTTGGAAAAATCAGGAACTATTGGTCAAGGTGGAAAACAATTTTTAATGAATAAATCAGGATTTGCTATTAATGATCAATTGGCAGTATTATTTAAAGGTGTAGGATTTAGAGAATTTGAATTTGCATTTACATTTGTACCTAAAAATGAGATTGAAGCAGAAAATGTAGAGAATATTATTAATACATTTAAATTTCATGCACATCCAGAAATAGGCAGTAATGATATATCATCATTAGGTAGATATTGGAGTGGAATGTCAGATGTTGATATTGATATTATTCATAATGGAGAAATTAACCCTCATTTACCAAAAATCTCTACTTGTGTAATTACTAATATAAATATTGATCCTTCTCCTCATGGATGGTCAGCATATAAAGATGGACAACCAACAATAAGAACATTAGTTCTCCGTATGAGAGAAACGCAAATTCTTACTCGTAATAGTATAGCACAAAATGGATTCTAAAAGATGAAATATTTTGAAACCTTTCCAAAAATATTATATAATAATACAGTTTTAACTAATATTTTAAAACGTGTTGGGATATTAGATAGTCTGAAAGAAAATACTTCAATATATTATGAATATGATTTTCAGGATGGGGACCGTTTAGATATTATAAGTGACAAAATGTATGGAGATCCAAATAGATATTGGATTATACTATTATCAAATTTAATATTTGATCCATATTTTGGGCTACCATTATCATATATAGAATTTTCAAACTATATCGAAAATAAATATAAAGATTCTGGAGTATTAGTAAATAAAACAGGATTAGAATATGCATTAACTACTATACATCCAGATTTTGGATATTCTAAAATCATTAGCAAAATTAATTCATTTGATAATATAGTCCAAACAAAAACAATTTATGTTGATCAGTCAACATATGCAAATACAGGAAATTTTCAAACAGTAGTAGGTTTGCCTGATGGTACTACAGTTACTTACATAGAATCAACTTCAACTATGACTATTTATGATTGGGAAAATCAACTAAATGAATCTAAAAGAAGGATAAAAATTCTTGATCCAAAATATATTGGACAAGTAGAAAAAGAATTAAAGTCTTTATTAAATCAATAAATTATGGCTACTAATACTGTATTAAATACTCAAGATTTTGAATTTAGTTGTGAAATTGTATCAAGTTTAGGACAATCTTT